GTGATGGAGCAAAAAAAATAGGATTAATATCTCCACCACTTGAAATTATGTTATTATAACCTTGATAAGTAGAGGAATTACACAACCGTTTATTCTCTGTGTTTCGTTGTATTGCCCGAGAGACATAGTTCTTTATATTACTGGAGACCTTTCCTCTTTTACTCGGTCTGCGACGCTTGTTGAGATAGCGTGAAGATGCTTTAGTTCTGCGAGGCATAACTATAAAATACCAAAAGATATTATTTTTCTAAAGGATATAAAAATAACTAATATTAATATATAATGTTGACAGAAACTTTAGAAATAGTTCCAAATAGTTCCGAACTGGGTAATACTCATTCCCAGTTCTCCACCAAACCATCTTCAAAGCAAACTTCTCCAAGGAAGTTTCATTTCTTTACTTGGAATAATTATGATAGTTCCAATATCCAAGAATTACTAATGTGTTTAGAAAAATATTGTGTAAAGTGGGTGTTTCAAGAAGAGAAAGGTGAATCTGGAACTCCACACTTACAAGGTATTATTGAATGTAAGAAGAAAATGCGTGATACCGAATTTGGTCTTCCTAAACAGATACATTGGGAAAAACCCCAAGATGTAAATGCCTGTTTTAAATATTGTTCTAAAGAAGAAACGAGAGCAGGTAAAGTATTTACCAAAAATTATGTCATACCAGAAAAGATTATAACAACTTGTCCTGCTACTAAATGGGCGACTGATTTAATTGAAATCTCTAAATCTCCTCCAGACAAACGAAAAGTATATTGGCGTTGGTCAAGAGAAGGTGGCGTTGGTAAAAGTGATTTCACTAAATACATGGTCGTTGAACATAATTGTTTGTTCCTGTCAAGTGGAAAGTATGCAGATATTATTAATATTATTTTTAATAGTGATACAAATTCATACAATACTGTCATTATAGACCTCCCACGCAATAACGGTAATAAATTATCCTATAGTGCTATTGAGGCAATTAAGAATGGTCTGATTTGTAATACCAAGTATGAAACTGGTAATAAGTATTTTAACCCTAAACATATAATTATATTTTCAAATGAACCCCCTGAAACAGATAAACTGTCGGCAGATAGATGGGACATCATGGAAATCTTTGCCGAGAACCCCCATTTGCCTATCATAACACAAGAATTTTCAGATTTTGACGATTCTGATAGATTTTTTTTGAGATAATATTTTAAAATTTAGTTTTATAATTTTTATTTAAAGATTATAAAATAGGATAATACATATGGGCGCCCATATGTAAATGCCCCCTCTTCCCTCTCCCCCTCCCATTCCTCCCCGCGTTGTTTGGATTTCATCACGCCCGTCATTAAGTGGGGGAGAACCCATTGACATATGGGCGCCCATATGTAAATGTAAATTTATGGAATCAAAATATAACCCAAAAAAAGAATTTAAAAAATAAGTTAAAAAGGATATAAAGAGAAAGAGTGTTAATTTATTTTAAATGTTCGTTAAGACCAATTATGCATCTTCATATATCATATCTACCGAGTAAATTACCTTTAAATTAGTTTGTGTATTTGCAGTGTAAGTATTAGTAAGGTCGCACCACCCAAAATATAAATACCACCCCCAATTTGTTGCTGTGCCGTTCTCAAATTCAAAGTTGATAACCTTATTGCGTGCTTGTTTTAAATCAATAGTAAAAAATTTTGACGCATGACTTAAGTCATCAGTCGTCGTATTGGTGTCTGCACAATACATGTAGTGTTTTTTATCTCTTGCTACTGCGAACGCTTTTCGGTTTACGGGCATGAACAAACAATCCATATTAAAACCATTGAAACTACCGTAAGAACCCCCAGAGGTTTCTAACAGGTATGCTAACTCACCAGTGTTATTGTTAATAGCAGTATTAGGATACTTTTTAGATTTTAATACCATTGTGCGAACACCTATGCGTTGGAGTCCAGCAGTGGAAGACCCCTCCCAAGTCATTTGACCTCTAATAACTAATTTCTTAATACGGATTTTGGTACCTAATCTTTCGTAAGATGTAGTTCCCTGTGATGGAGCAAAAAAAATAGGATTAATATCTCCACCACTTGAAATTATGTTATTATAACCTTGATAAGTAGAGGAATTACACAACCGTTTATTCTCTGTGTTTCGTTGTATTGCCCGAGA